CCCACCACTACATGGTAGTTACTCATCATCGATTTTATCATAGGAAGAGTACTTTGTGTTTTGGTGAGCTGTCCTATGAAAATGATAATAATCACATTACCTGCTCCACACCTGGTAATACCACCGCTTACACCCATCCCAATAATGATTGGTACTCTTTAGGGTATTACACCAACGGGACCGAAGCCATTGCCTGGACCGTTGTTACAATCATTGGTGATACTGAAGTTGTCCTGATTACTTCAGCCCCTCCAAACCTTCCAACACCAACCCCTTCACTAGAACCCAACCTGCTAACAGTTATCGGACTACAGGATTACTATGGACCAGTAAACTTTTCTCCTTTTAAAGACAAATTCACCGCAAGTGGCTCTAGATTCAACCCAGCTATGGTTAGCATCATTCAACGCGTTACCAAAGTACGCTCGTTTTATGACAAGCTTTATGTACAATTTGATGATGCTTCAGCCATTGATGTACCTAAAACCCTAATTAGTGAACTCCAAATAATAGCCCATGGCCGCAAAAGAACACCTGAGCTGCTCTCCTTAATGGCAGCTGAAGCTAAGAAACTTTTATCAAAAGCTAATATTCCACCCGATCAGGTAATCAAAATACTCACCATCTCAGTCCCAATGGGGTTTGCTGGAAATCTCGATAATGAAGTTGACACAAACACGTATATGATAAACAAATATAAGGATCGCATGCAGATCATCAACGATATTTATACAACATTCAACGTCCAGCGTGGTAACTGGAAGCTAGTTTTGAACGTCCTTTTGTTGGTTGTAGCTTTCATCTATACCGCCTATCCATTATTGCCAAGAATTTTCCAACCATTGTCTGTCACTACCTCCCTTATTGCCCTATCAAAGAATTTACGGTTCGGAGCGCTTAAATTAGCATTATTGTCATTGTTAATCACCACACTTACATATCTCAATCTCTCGTTTTTGTCGTCTTTCTTTACCCTGCCGAGGAAGAGGCATCATATAGAACCTAGTGTGTGTATGGCTGGCCGAACCCTATTACCAACCAAAGATAAATCCACTATTAAACAGTACCCAGGCTTTGCTCTGTGCCATGACACATTCGGAACCCAGTTTTATGGCATAGGAATAGAAGGAATCATTCCTACAGTTGCACGATCATGTCAGCACAATGAGATAGTCGCAGTAACAAATCGAGGTGCATTGCTCACACGGCCCAGTCCTGACAAAACCTTGATGGCTGCGTGGCAGTCAATGTATCGTTGGATACACTGCAATTTTGAGTTTTTCTTCAGTGAATTCAAACACCTTAAGTGTATTCCTTTTGAACAGTGGCTTAAAAGATTCCCAGCAGCTCGCAGCAAGATCTTAGCTGTGTGCAATTCCAATACTAGGAAAATCACCGATCCAACTAAAGTTTCACGTGCTAAGGGATTTATAAAGAAAGAAACAATTATATCAACTGATCAACTGGGTACTAGACAGTATGACCCAAGATTGATACAAGGATCCACTGATGAATTTCAATGCCTTACTGGACCATATTTTGCCACTTTCGGGAAGGCTTTATCAAGATCGTGGAAACCCTTTAACAAGACCGGAATCATCTACACATCTGGTCTTACTGCTAACCAAGCCGGAGATGCTTTCATATCATTCGTTAGATCAGTTCATAATAATGGTGATGAGATTTCAGTGTATGAGGATGATGCCAGCCGATGGGACACTACAGTTGAACCCGAGGCCCTCGAGTACGAAAATAAGATATATCAACGATGTGGTGCTCCAAAGAAGATTTTACAAGCCATTAGCGCCGATCTCCGGTCCCCTGTTACAACTCCTCACGGAGTGTCTCTAATAGTTGATGGCACTCGCAAATCAGGACGTGGCAACACATCATGTGGGAATTCAATGTTGAACGCCCATGCCCATCTCAAGCCAGTTATTGAAAGACTGTGCCTGTCTGACCCAAACTCAAAATGCCGAAAACTTCATACCGACCACTGCTCATATACTACCAACTTTTCTGACAAGTATTTGATGTTTGTAAATGGCGACGATAACCTATTTCTATCATCCAAACCAGTAGGTGACTATTTTCAACATGGAATTAAAAATTGTGAAGATCTAGGGTTTCGGCCAAAGCCAATAAGACGAACAAATTACTTTTCAGCCGAGTACTGTTCAGGACGCTTCTACCCAACCACCAAAAGTTATATATGGGGTCCCAAAATCGGTAGGATTTTGGCTAAAACCTTTTACTCCATTATTCCCATTCCTGAACACAAATTATTTTCCCATCTTCGCTCTGTTGCATTGGGTTTTGAAGCCGATACCAGCTTTATTCCAATTTTGCGTTGTGTCATAGCAAAGATACTCGAAATAACCACAGGACACCACCCTCAAGCCTATTACCCATATAGAATATATTCCATGCATAACAATGAC